GTTGATATCCTATCCTACGAGGATGCCGACGAAGTCCGGGAGAAGGAAAGAAGTCTTTCTGGGATTGAGAAAACCGGCGGAGACGATCAGGACTGCACTTTGCTAGAGGTGCATACCGATCTGGATCTCCCTGGTTTTGAGCATGTCAGCCCTCTGGACGGGGAAGAGACGGGCATTAAGCTCCCCTATATTGTTACAATAGACGAGGGCAGCGCCAAGGTCCTGTCCATACGCAGGAACTGGCGCGAAGGCGACGAATACTACAAGAAAATCCAGTATTTCTCCCACTATAAGTTCCTGCCGGGGTTAGGGTTTTACGGTTTCGGCCTTCTGCATATGATTGGCGGCCTAGGCCGTTCGGCTACTTCAATTTTAAGGCAACTGATTGATGCAGGCACTCTTGCTAATCTTCCTGCTGGCTTCAAGGCTCGCGGTATTCGGATTCGTGATGCTGATGAGCCTCTGTCTCCTGGCGAGTTCCGCGATATTGATGTTCCCGGTGGCGCTTTACGAGAAAGCATTATGCCACTCCCGTACAAGGAGCCCAGTCAGACATTAATGGCGCTTCTGGGCTTTGTCGTTGATGCCGGCCGACGTTTCGCAGCTATTACAGATCTACAAGTAGGCGACGGCAACCAGACCGCCGCCGTAGGTACGACCGTTGCGCTTCTGGAGCGCGGCTCAAAGGTGATGTCTGCGATACATAAGCGGCTGCACTATGCGCAGAAGCAAGAGTTCAAGATGCTGGCTCGCGTATTCGCCGAATCACTGCCTCCAACATACCCTTATAGCGTTCACGGCGCGGAATCGTCGGTTAAGCAGGCTGATTTTGACGAACGTGTCGATGTAGTGCCTGTATCTGACCCCAACATATTCTCAATGTCGCAAAGGCTCGCGCTTGCCCAGACACAGCTTCAATTAGCGCAGGCCAGCCCTGAGATACACAATCTGTATGAGGCCTATCGTAGAATTTACGAGGCTATCGGTGTCCAGAACATAGAGGCCTTGTTACCGGCTCCTGAGCAGCCCCAGCCTGTGGACCCGGCCATGGAGAATGCCCTGTCCATTAATCAGACTGCGCCGAAGGCTTTCCCCGGCCAGGATCACGATGCTCACATGACATCTCACATTATCTTCATGAAGACCCCGATATTGTCTTCAACACCGCCTATTTTCGCCCTTTTACAGGCACATTTATGTGAACATATCGCACTAAAGGCCCGTCAGGAGGTCGAAATGCAGGTCCAGGCGCAGGCGCAGCAGGGGATGGCGGTACAAAATGCTATCCAGATGGGCCAGATATCGCCAGAAATGGCCCCTCCGATGCCTGAAATGGGCGATCCAGAGTCCATGATTGCTGTATTGATCGCCCAGTACTCCGAGGAGGTTATGTCGGCTCTGATGCCCTCGCCAGAGCCTCCAGAAGACCCCCTGGTCGAACTTCGCTCCAAGGAGCTTGATATTAAGGCCTCTGACGTGCAGCGGAAGTCTGACGAGTTTAACCAGCGTCTGCTGTTTGATGTTGCAAAGGAAGAGTCTAAAGAGGAGATGTCCGCTGAGAAGATTGATTCTCAGGAGGATATAGCGATGCTTCGGGCAGAGGTTAACCGCGAGCGCATTAACCAGGGTTCGCCCGGAAGAGGGAATTAATGGCCATTTCTCGCGCCCAGACCTCCAAGCAGTTGACTGGCAGGAAGCGCAAGATATCCAAGGTCCTGACTGAGTTTAAAAAGGGCACCCTTCGTAGCGGCAGCAAGAAGGGTCCGAAGGTAAAGGGAAAGAAACAGGCCATTGCCATCGCTTTATCGGAAAGTCGCAAGCCGGGAAAGAAGGGGACATGACATGGGTTCGTCGCAGAAACATTATCTCGTAGATGGCGTAAAGCATTCTGGGGATTATCATAAGATGCCCAATGGGGAACTGCATTCTGGCGTTAAGCACACGAAGGATAGCAAGAAGCTCTATCATTACAGCACGCTTCCCTCCGTCTCCGCTAAGAAGAGGGCTCGGAAGAGGGCGTAATGTTTCACGTGAAACATTTGATTAGAAAAGGCGGGAATATTGATGGCAGGCGGCAAATCGAAGGCTAAATATAGGTCTGGCGGCATGGTTAGCCAGATGTCTAAACAAATGGGTGTATCTCCAACGAAAGCAGGTGATCTTATGAAAAAAGCTAAGAAAATGAACAGGGGTGGCATGAGTAGCTATTCAACGCCAGGCCCCGGAACGGGCGGCTACGAGATGAATAGAGGCTTTTCCAACTCGATGCGTCGTAACATGGGCGGCACCGTCATGGTCTTGAGCCTAGGCGAGATGCCATCCATGAAGCAGATTTGTCCGGATAGTTATGAGGATGAGGATAAGTCGCTGATCCAGAGCACCGAAAATCAGGTTCGCGCCCGTCATTTCAACAATAATGGCGGAAAAGGTACATTCTAATGGTTAGTTTAAAAGACATACTGACGCCCACGCACAAAGGGGGGGCATCAGAGGCTGTTGTCGAGGCTGACCGCCTGCCTAAAGAGCTTTTATCTGACTATGTCAAACGCAAGCGCGCAGAAGATAATCTTTTACGCGACCCTGGCCGCACTGGCTCTCCCGCTTACAAAAAACTCAGAGAAACGAGGAAATTCTAATGCCTAAAGGAGTAATATATAAAACTCGAGAAGCCGCTCAAGTTTACGCAGATGAGCAGGCTGGCGCAGTCATTGAGGTTGACGAAGACAACGATGGGGTGATGGACGGTTTCTATGTTGTGACGGACAGCGAAGATCGCACCGCAGGGGCCAATCCTTCTGATGTTCCTAAAGCTGATCGAGAGGCGCACGAGGAGTATCTCCGCAAAGTTGCAGGAGCGGGGGGCCGCTCCATATCCAACGCAGATCGTAGGCGCGCGGAGTACCTGGGCAGGAATATGGGCGGCATCGTTGAAGACGAACTTGGCTATATGAGTGGCGGCATGGCCGCGTATACCAAGCGCCCCCCGATTAAATATTCGAAAGGCGGCGCTGTCAAAGGCAAGAAAGGCTTTAAGGGGTCTTACTAGCATATGTCTGATCCCACGACTTTTGCCTATCGCTTGCTGAGATCGATAGAAGGTCGCATAGAACTTACCCAGAACGCCATCCTCCGCGGCTCCATAAAAAATATGGAGTCTTATAAATACCTCGTAGGAGAGCTAGCGGGCTTAGAATTTACTGAACGGGAGATAAAGGATCTCCTGCAAACGTCGGAGGAAGAATGACCAAAACACTATACGTGCCAGACCACATCGCAGAGTCTAAACGAGTCGAGAAACAGAAAGTTGTCTTTGGAAAACGTCCGGTGCAGTCGGATGCATACGTCAATAAGAGTGAAAAAGTACTCAATCCGGCCCTCATTGACGTGGGCCTAAAAGACAGACTGCCCCAGCCTACGGGATGGCGCCTTCTTGTCATGCCCTATATTGGCAGAGCCACAACTGACGGGGGCATCCATATCCCCGATTCAGTGCGTGACCGCGAAGCCCTGGCGACAGTCGTCGCCTATGTTCTGAAGGTGGGCCCTTTGGCCTATCGCGATCACAGTAAATTTGGCGAAGAAGAAAACAGGAACTGGTGCAAGGAAGGTGATTGGGTGTGTATCGGCCGATATGCCGGCGCCCGATTTAAGATTGAGGGTGGCGAAGTCCGCATTATTAACGATGATGAGGTCATTGCCACGATAATGGACCCCGATGACATTAAGCATGTCTAGAGAGAAGAAAGAAACCATGGAGAACCACCATGCCTATAGAGACTAAGATAGATGTCGGAGACGCCGACGAAGATTCGATTGATGTAAATGTATCCCCCGAGGAAGAGCAGGGGGAGCAAGAAACGCAAGTAGACGTTAGCCCTGCCTCGAGTCCGGACGGGGAGCTTGAGGAGTATAGCTCCGGAGTCAAGGGTCGCATTAATGAGTTGACCAAGCGATTCCGCGAGGAAGAGCGACAGAAACAAAGCGCCATCCAGTACGCCGAAGGTGTTCTAAAGGAGAACGCCTCCTTGAAGGAACGTGTCGGATCTCTCGATAAGGGCTTTATGGAGCAGTTTGACGGCCGCGTTTCAAGCGAACTGGAAAGGGCCAAGGGCGTCCTTCGAGACGCTCATGAGACTGGCGATGTTGATAAACTTGTGGATGCTCAAGAAGCTTTAACGGCTTTGAGCGTTCAGAAATCAACTTCCAGAGCGGTCAGGCAGCCTGAACCGCCGCCCGAAGCGGCCCCACCACCGGCTCCACCGCCCCAGCCTAGAGCGGCTCCTGACCCGAAAGCAGAGGCCTGGGCGGCCGATAATGAGTGGTTTGGGACCGATGAGGTTATGACATACGGTGCTTTTGGCATTCATCGCCGTTTAGTAGAGGATGAAGGGTTTGACCCGTCTTCCGAAGGATATTATGCTGAACTTGATCATAGACTACGTTCCGAGTTTCCTAATAAATTCGATTCGGCGGCTAGATCTAACGGGGGAAGAAAAGTTGCGTCGGCTGAATCTTCCGCATCCCGCAAGAAAAGTGGACGGAAAACTGTGCGGTTAACCCCTTCTCAGGTGGCTATTGCTAAGAAGCTAAATGTGCCGCTTGAGGAATACGCCAAATACGTGAAGTGAGGGACTAGCCATGGATAATGAGAGCACATCTCGCGAGAAGTCTACGAGAGCGCCTAGAGCCAATCAAACTCGTGCAGGGCAAGCACGCAGAGAACCTTGGAAGCCACCGTCCATGTTGGACGCACCACCCGCCCCAGAGGGCTACAAGCATAGGTGGATTCGGGCCGAAGTTATGGGTTTTGATGACCGTAAAAACGTAGCAGCCCGCTCCCGCGAGGGTTGGGAGTTGGTACGTGGTGATGAATACCCTGATTTTGAAATCCCGACCGTTGATGATGGTAAGCACGCTGGTGTTATAGGTGTGGGTGGTCTTTTGCTTGCAAGAGTTCCGATTGATATTGTTGAGGAGCGTGAAGCGTACTTCCGCGACATGACCCGCAACCAAATGGCGGCTGTTGATAACGATTTAGCTCGTGAACAACATCCAGCAATGCCGATCAATAAACCTGAGCGGCAGTCTCGTGTAACCTTTGGAGGTCCTCAAAGCGAGGACTAGGAGATAGGAAATGGCTAACAGTAACGGAAGCTTCGGCCTCCGTCCGCTCAATAAAATGGGCGGCGGGGCCAACTCCACTGCTACTTCCAACTACTCGTTGTATGAAATCAAGAATGACAACACCGACAAGTTTTATCACGGCGAACCCGTGATTCCACTGTCTACCGGATATATTGGTGTCCCTGGGGCCGCCGCTGGTGGCACCGTGGGGCTTCTTGGTGTCTTTCAGGGTTGCGAGTATGTTTCAAGTACCACTGGAAAACCCACTTGGAGTAACTACTGGCCCGGTTCTGGGGCAAATAGTAATGACCCGATCAAAGCGTATATAAACGATGATCCGATGCAGCTTTATGTTATTGCAACGGATGCTACGTGGACAAGTAAAGCTACGGCTCGCGCCGCAGTCTTTGCTAACGCTAACTTCTCAACTGGCGTTACAGGTACGGACGCCACAGGCGTTTCGTTGGGTCGCTTGGCAATCAGTACGATTGCCGCCACGGCTGCTCTGCAAATGCGGGTTTTGGGTTGGGTAGATGACCCGGAGAACGCAGATTTTGCGGCTGCGGGAATTGGCGCAATTGTGCGGTTGAACAACCACTTCAATAGCAATAACGGCGCTATTGTTGCTGGTACACCTTCAACCACTGGTGTATAGGAGCATTGAAAAATGGCTATTAGTAGAGCCCAACTGGCAAAAGAACTAGAGCCTGGACTCAATGCTCTTTTCGGTCTTGAGTATGCCAGGTATGAAAACGAATCGGCCCAAATCTATGATACCGAATCTTCAGAACGCGCTTTTGAAGAGGAAGTAATGCTGTCCGGTTTTGGGTCGGCTCCGGTTAAGCAAGAAGGTTCGTCGATCACTTTTGACGATGCGCAAGAGGCGTATACCGCGCGGTATACGCATGAGACTATCGCGCTTGCTTTCTCCATCACGGAAGAAGCAATCGAGGATAATCTCTATGATCGTCTGGCTTCCCGCTATACGAAAGCTTTAGCACGCAGCATGGCCAACACCAAGCAGGTGAAGGGCGCCGCTACGCTGAATAATGCTTTTGATAGCACGTTTACGGGCGGTGATGGTAAGGAGCTCTGTGCTACTGACCATCCCCTGGTGAACAACGGAACGCTTCGTAATGAGCCTACCACCGATGCTGACCTGAACGAAACTAGCCTTGAAAATGCTCTCATCGACATCGCGGCTTTTGTCGATGAGCGTGGCCTCAAGGTATCGGTTCGTGGACAGAAGCTGATCATCCCTCCGGCACTTCAGTTTGTCGCGGATCGTCTGCTCGAGTCCACTCTTCGACCTGGCTCGGCTGATAACGATGTTAACGCTGTGCGGAACATGGGTATGCTCCCGCAGGGTTATGTCGTTAATCACTATCTGACGGACGTGGATGCATTCTTTGTTACTACGGATGCTCCTCGCGGATTCGTTCACTTTGAGCGTATGCCGATGTCTACGAAGATGGAAGGCGATTTCGATACAGGCAATGTGCGGTTTAAGGCTCGCGAGCGTTATAGCTTCGGGTTCTCTGATCCGCGTTGTGTGTACGGATCTAAAGGCGCGTAATACGACAGGGGGGGAGGGGGCTTAACGCCCTCTCTCCCCTTATTTTCTGGGAAACTCAGCCCTAGCGACTGTCCCAGCAGACGCTTACGAAGACTCTAGGGCCAATCTCTCGTAAGGAGGAATCCAAATGGCTAACACGACTTTTAATGGTCCGGTTCGTTCAGAAAACGGTTTCACGGATATTTCTGTTGCCGCCGCCACAGGCGTGGTGACGACCAACAGTACTTTCAGCAATAACACTGATATTGGTGGCAGCCTTGATGTCACCCTCGGGATTACTAATCCCACCGGTCTTCTTGCCCCGACAGGCGCTAAAACGCAACTAGCGAATGCTTTTGCTGATGTGCTGGTCAAAAATACTCATTATCTTGCTCCCGCAGATGGCGCAGCCATTACGGCGACGCTCCCTACACAGGCGAACTCCACCGCTGGCGACGTGATTATCGTTGACTGGCACGTTTTTGTGGACAATGGCGCTACTCAGAAGTTCGGTACGGCTGGCGAGTTCTTTGAAGCTAAGTCGGCGGTGTACAAAACAACTAC